CGAGATCTTGGCCAATAGTTGTATAATCATGAGCAATTCTGCAAATATTAATTTTAGTTCCAACACCATCAGCACCAGATACCAAGACAGGTTTCTCATATCCTGATGGGATCTCCATCATTCCATTAAACCCACCAACACTAGGTGCTAGTGCTTTGATATACTCAACAAAGGAACGTCCTTTGATAATATCAACGCCAGAAGTTTTGTAGTCCATTAATAAATCTCTCCGTTGATAATACCTTCAAGGTTTTTTAGTTTCCATACAATATAGTCCATGGTTGGTACACACTGGGGATTCCATCCAGCAAAAGTAGAGTGTTCTCCACTTGGAATCTGCCAACAGGGGGAGTCATCGTTTTCAAGGTCTAGTGATTCACGATATGCTTCATCACCAAACATAACAACTGCTCTCTCTGCTTCATTCAAACTGGTGAAGCAAGCAAATCCATTCTTCTTAATGATGTCAGGGATATGATGCTTCATAATGTTCTCTCAAGTCTATTTGTTGCTTGATCTGGGAAGTCTCTAGGACGACTATCACCAGCATTGTCAGTTCTAGCAGAACCTTCGTTTGCTTTCATCGTATGCTGAAAGTTTGCTCTCTTGTATCTCAAACCCAATGGATCAGGCATCCAGTATGTTACTTGCCAGTCTTGTTCAGGACATAATTCAAGATGCTTCTCTACTGAGTGATTGAAACTACCCATCTGAACGTGTCCATCATGAGTGATACATCTACCATCGCCAGCAGGAACTAGGAAAAGTTGTTTCATAGAACTTCTTGCTCTGGGTTGAGATTTTTCACGAATTGCTCAGGATCCTTTTCTGACTTGTGTACCCAATGATAGCGCATCATCTCAAAAATAGAATCCCACATGGTGATACAGACATAATCCTTCATGTGTGTCTCGCAGCAAGTTCTTTGAGTTCCTTCGCTGTCAGTTTATCCAATTGCTCTGTAAAATAATCCAGCAGCAATTGTTTATATTGCTTTTTAGTCACGTTGCCTCCAGTCATCAGGTTTGTCTCTTTTAAACCAATCTTTAATATCTTCAGCACTATCGAATCCCGTTTTATGATTGGATGGATCGGGATCGCCTAAACCCATCCTATTCATAAAATCATCAATACTGCCCTCCTCAATGTCTTGAGCAGCTTGTCTCCGTGCTTTCTGTAACCAGTCTCTAGCAGTAGTATGAGCTTTGGCAAGTTTCTCTGCCCAAATCATATCCTCTAGTTTTACTTCTTCTTTGTTAGCAATCTTTTTACAGATAAATTCGAGTCGTAGTCTGTATTGAGTAGATAACATGTCAGTCTCTAAAATCGAGTTTCATTTCTAGTTCTTCTAATCTATGATATTCAGCATGTGCTTTTTCTTGACGATCACAAACAATACCAAGAATATCATTCATGATAGTATCAGTATCAACGTAATCATCAATATACTTATCAATTGCTTCTTTTAAGTATCTGTATCTGTGCCATTCTTGTGAGTAAGGTTTATAATTCATGATGAAGTTTGATTCAGTAGTTATTTAGAGTCACAGTGATCCTTGAACCCTTGACAGAGTTATCCTACTCGTATCGGAGACATTTGTCAAGCTCGACTTTTTTCCAGAAAAAATGGCGGAGAATTTTTTTCGGAATTTAGGTAACTGAAGTCTTAATTTAGATAGATGGGTTTACCAGTGACTTTGATAGGTCCCTTAGTAATAAACTTGAGTTGCATAGCATCAATTTCCATTTGCAACTTGCTATCAATAATAACTTTGCCTTTTGTTTCCATTTTATAGGATCCACCAATACCAGCACCAAGTTCTAATGTATAGGCAGCATCCTGGTTATCACCCATAGACTTACCTCTTATCATACCTTTGTAAGAACCTGTAATATCTTCGATGTACTTACCTTTGGTTTTTAATGCGGCACCACCTTTATCTGATTGCAACAACAGGTGACCTGTGGTAGAATCTATTTGCATATCACCACGGGATGATAAACTATAAGAACCTGTTGCAATGTGTTGAATAGTACCAATTGTATTGATAGATGCACTTGCTCCAGGTTTCTTCTTCTGGTTAACAGAGAACTCACCTGATCCATCAACATAGAAACCACCATCAACATTACATCTCATAAAAGTAGAGTCGGTGTTAATGTCTGAACCAACCATATTAATTTTTCCAGATCCATCGCCTGCTAGAAGATCAATGGAGTCTGCTTTTAATGTAAGTGTATTTTGTGAGTTGATGGTGATATTGTCACCTTTCATGCCCACATTGCCACCTTGTGATTCAATAGCAACATCTCCCTCAACATATAAAGAATATGCTGGAGTGTTTTCATTTGTTTTACCAGCAAATCCTTTGTCTGTCTCTTCATCATTACCACGAACGTGGATATTTACAGAGTCTGTAACTTGATGTTGATTTTTAGCATGAATGACTAATTTTCCACCACAACCTGATTGTCCAGGTTCACCTGTTGCCAAGACAATATTGCCATTGACATCAAAGTGGAACATAGATTGACCATTGGTTAGGATAAATCCATTTGATCCATCTTCATTTTCATATGATCCCATTGTCCAACCATTATGTTTGGCGATGACATGGAAATCTTTGTTAGCAAATTGACCTTTTTCTAGATCATCAGAACCCGATGGACGTGCAGATCCCTTACTTTGTAGATCTGCTTGCTTTTTACTCGGTTGATGAGTTGTAGTGTTATTATAATTGGTATCCATTATGGGCAATCGATGTAACTTCCAGTACCGATCTTGGCATAACCTCTGGTTTCAAGACCAATACTATCTAGGCAAGCGAGGTTAGGTAAGAATCTAGCACCAGCTCCTCCTCCACCCAAGAATAGAATCTTAGGCATCTTTTCATATCTCTTGGCGCGATCAGTTGTGCGTACACTGACCACATATCCTCTATCATCAATAAGTGCCTCAGCAATACCTGCTTCACCATTAACTAGAACTACTGGAGCAGAAGTATACCCAACACCAGGAGAGATTAGAGTGAAGGAGTCAATAATACATTGGAGATTATTTGATGAAGGTGTATTGGCAACATAGTTGGTGCCTTGTCTTGTAATTCTAACTTCACTAACAAATCCATTAGAATCAAGTAGAGCAACAGCACCAGCACCATATCCCGCTCCAGTAATAATAACTGCAGGTGGTGATTGATAAGGACCACCAGGAATATTGATAGGAATTTCAATGATGCTACCATCTTCATCAGTGATAGGTGGTAGGGTGGTTGGTTTGTTTGGATTAAATTCGTCTGGATCTGTACCAGGATCGTCATCATCAGAAGGAGGAACAATTTCTTGAATATCTGCAAGAATATTAAACTCTGTGCTCGCACCTTTACCATTCAGTATGAGAGTGACAGATTCTGTATCCTCATCTGCAATATCATCTTGAATACCAATAACAATTGTTGCTGTATTATTATTGATTTCAAAGTTGCCGCTTAAACTATTAAGAACGAAATCACTAGGAGTAATTCCAAGTCCAAGCATAGAATAGATAGCAGGCGTTCCATCTTCTACATTTTGTGTAGTTACTGTTACGATAACATCCTCGCCTTCCAGATAGTCTGTCTTATCAGTAGTGACCTCCCATGTTTGTGCAGTTTGATCTGGAGGTAGAACTGGTTCATCAAATGATCCTTGTGGATCAATAACTACATCAGTAAAGATTGTTGGATTGTTACTAAGTCTGCAACGTACAATTACTGCTGGATCACCATCAACAACACTAGTTCTAGTGAATTGTGCTGTTCCCTGACTATATGTTATGTTGCCATCACTATCTGTTGTTTCAGATACACCACTAATTGTAGTAGTTCCTGATAGTCCTTCTATAAAGTCATCATCCGACAGAGGATTGCCAGACAATGTTAAAGGAACTTCGGTGTTGTTAGCAACGTTTACACATGTGATAGTGTAAGTAATAACCTCACCCTCTTCATAGATGCTCTTATCAGCAGCGATAGCGAAGAATGGTGGTGCATTTGGATCTGGATCTGGCGTGGGATCTTCTTCTTCAGGATCTTCTTCGGGATCAGTTGGGATGATAGGATCTTCTTCATCATCATCGTCATCTTCAGGTACATCAGGAATGATAGGATCTTCAGGTTCAATTGGTTTCACTCCTTCAGGAGGATTAACTTCAGGATCTGTCTTATATGGTGGTTGATCAGGAACCTGATCTTTATCTGGTTCATCATAAACTCCACCGATAAATGTGACATCTGTAGATTGCTTTGGTGGTGTTTGTTTAGCCTCATTACATACAAATAGAGATGTATCACCAATGCCATCTTCAAGTTGCTCAAGTAGTTTGTCTAGGTCATCTTGACCATCATCGCGAGAACAATCAACGCACTTCTCTTGAATTGGTTCGCATTTTGATCCTGGTCCAGTGCAACTGATACCAAGAAGACTAAAGACAGAGTTAACGATACCACCAATAATATTAAGGGGTGCTGCAATTGTTTGTAGTATTGCATTGATCGGTGCCATCACTTTATTGATGATGCTTTCAAGACCAGCAACAATTTCATTAAGAATTCCTTCGACAAGAGTATCAATAAAACATGCAGCATTATTGAATACATCTGTCAAGAAACCCATGATAAGGTCAGTAAGAAATTTAGCAATAGTATCTGTTAAGTCAGCAATACTACAACCAAGTTCTCCAAATACATTATCAAAAATTTCTTTGACTTTTTTTAATCTATTACTTTTTTCTTTGATTGGTTTAAATGCTTTATCAGGATCAATATATGGTCCTTGTGCTACATAACCTGTTGTTTTTTCTTCTACTAATATCAACTCATTTAGTGCTTTAATACCCTCTCTAATACCTTTTACAATTTCTGATTTACTTCTCATGATAAAACTCTTTACGAGTCGGACCACTCTACCAACGTGATATCTTGCAATATTAACTTGGTTATAAATCAATCCATTGATTTTACTGACATAGAAGTCACCAATGTTTCCTCCAGATGCTTGGTTAGCAGCGAGAAGATCACCCATGAGTCTAGTGAGACCGCTCTTTAGATTCTTTTCTTGTCCACAATTAGGGTTAGCAATGACAACACAACTCTTTCCTCCTGTAGGATTAGTCTCGCTATGCTTACCATATGCTGCAATTAGAATTGGTGGAGCACCACCTTTTGTATCTGCTTTGTCAGTATCAACAACACCTTTATCTGTATTGCCCCCGTCTTCACCTTTTCCTCCCTGATTATCAACAGACCTGTCTCTTTGTGGTACAACTTCAGGATCTTTAACTGCTTTGAAGTTTAGTGGACCAGAACCAGTGTCATCCTCATTACTTTCTTTCGTTGCATTCTTTACGCCACCAACGGAACCCATGATGATGGGTTTCTGCTGATCATTATCAATATAAAATCCAATAACAAAACAACCACGCTTTAGACCAGGAGATGCTCCACTAGTACCACCCTCTATGTAAGGTGTAGTAACAGGCATCATTGAATGTGCCCATGGTAGTTCATCAGTAGGTGTAGCATTATCACCAGTCTTTAAGTGCTGTCCAATAATACGCACACGATATCGACCAGATCTTTTAGGATCATCTTTCTTATTAGTTTCTACCTGTCCAATCCACCAAGAGAATCCATCGGATCCAATCTGGTGTATAGGGTATAGTGAGTTTACTGAAGAATCCATTCTTTAATAAGTCCTACTCTTATTTAACGTTCGACTCATATTCTTTAATACCATATGTATCACGAATAAGTGCCATTCTTGTAATAAATTCTGGTGATCCGTTTTCTTTCTTACAGATATAGTTATGCGACAACTGAGAAATTAAATACGTACCACTATTTTCTTCATCATATTGTTGCTCTACCCTGAGTGCCTCAGCTGACATGTTAGGAATAAGAATAACAATTTTATCCCCAGCTTTTAATTCTGAGTTTCCAGGCACACTAATCTCAATTTTTTGGTTCTCCATTAAGTAACGCCTACCAATAGATTGCGTTACCCAATACTTTGCATAGTCAGGAAACTCAGCATCACCATCTTCCTCCAACCTAGCAACTTTCTCATCAGAATACCAAGACTCATGATCTAAAAGGATAGACATAATCCTACTTGGTTTAGCAGCAGACTCTGCTTGTGCCTGTGGTAGTTTAGTTTGACTACCAAGATGTGACATGTTCTTGAAAGTTTCTCTCATGTCATACTGATACTCTTCATATTTTTGTGCTGATAGATCAAAGAAGCACATATGAGTTGAGAATACTCCATTATTTAACTTGTCGATGATATCAATTTCATCTGTAAACTTATACTCTTCAATAGTATAAAAGTTTTGCTCGACATTACTGTTTACTGCTGGTCTAGATTCATACGTTGCAACAGGTGGTTGCCCATCGAAACTATCACTACCATCTGAACATAGTTTATCAATAGACTGGAAGAAAAATCCATCCTTATTTTCAAAGAACAAGTAACCTGCTGTTCCTTTCGCTTTCTGTGCATTCTCCCCTAGATTTTGACTACCTTGTGTAGCAGCTGCTGGTGAACCACCAGATTCAAACTTAGATGTTTTAGGTACACATCTGACCATTAACTTCTGAATAATTGCATGACATTTCCTGCCATTTGGAAACATATTCTCGGAAAACTTAGACGACTCTGCGAATAATTGTTTTTTTGTTTTCAATTCATTTTGTAGTAAGTATTGAACGATCGCTTCTGTCTTACCTTTAAGTTTATCAGTAGCGCGAGCAGTTTCATTTGTAATTGCTTCTGGAGATAGAAGTGCCAAGTTATAAATCTGCACCTTCCTATCAAATTGTCTATTAAATACCTTCCAAACTACTAGTTCGTAAGTGACTTCTTCTTCTTGAATGTTGGTAAATGTCACATTAACTTTCTCTCCACCCTGAATAGGCAAAGTACCAATCAAGTTCATGCCACTATCAATAACTGACATATTTGCACTAACAAATGGCGTGAAGATATCTTCAAAATATGAAAAGATACCAATCAAATCGGTAATAATATATTCTTCACCAGTTACACTGGTAAGAGTTACTTTGCTTGGTTTAAAAGTTTTAGCGGAATTAGTAGTCATGGCAAGGTTGGAGTGTAGGGTGACTCATAATTATAAATGGATAAGAATTGTGATGAAAATGTATTTTGGTTCAAAAGAGATGGTTGAGGTCTCGTTTGACCTGGCAACGGCATTAAGAATGGACTTGGAGCTGCTCCAGATGGTAAACTAGATGCAGTTCTTTGTGGTGTTTGTGCTTGTGGACTTGTTGATTGTGGTGATGCATTTAATTGACCACCAACTTGGAAGTATTGACCAGCAACTCCACTGCCATCAGCAGGTCTTGCTGATGTGCTTGGATAGTATTCCCAATGTAGATGTGCTCCTGTAGATCCACCACCACCTGGTAGTCCAGGTTCTCCACCTACCTTACCAACAGCATCACCACTAGATACTTGCTGTCCTTTACGAACCATTACTTCACTGAGGTGAACGTAACGACTCTCTGTACCATCTGGGTGAGTGATCCTAACAATACCAGAAACTGATCCACTAGTATCTGGTGCTTTTACTTCAGTAACTTCTCCACCTTTCTTGAGAGAGATTAGTTTTCCTTGTGGAATAGAGTAGTCAATACCATCATGTTGTTTCCATGCCCCCGTTATAGGATGTTGCCTCATACCAAATCCTGATATTGCTGTATATCCACTAACGGGTTGGGCGTTAGTAACACTACCACCAGGACTCATTGCATTTGTCATGCCTTGTGTCTGGTTCATGCCCATTGCACCCTTGAACTTAGACATCATACCTTTCATTGCCTTCATGGGGTCTCCTCCCCCACCCCCTGCTGAACCACCACCAGGTGCTGCCTGTGAAGGACTACCACCGATTGCTGATAATGCAACAGCAGAAGGAATACCAAATGCCATTGCTGCAGGAGCAATAAACTTACGAAGTACAGGTCTAAACAACTTAGACATTCCACCTTTAGAAAATACACTTCCAGCGATGGAAGTCATCATCGAACCTGCTAGTAAGGTAGGAAGTTGTATTAGTTTAGCAAATGGTCCTGCTTTCTTTTGATTCTCTGGATTTTGTTTGACAGATTGAGTCATCGTATCTTTAGGGATGACTGCACTATTACTAGGAATAAGGGTGGGACTATCAACCATTCCCCCACCACTCATCTTCTTCATCTCTGGTAGAGATGATGGTCCAGATAAAACAGCGCCAGATGCTGCCTTAAACACCCTGCTTCTGTCGTTATAGGTATTGTTAGCAACTACGCCACCCTGTGACATGTTGACCCTTGCAGGCATCCTAGGGACGTTACCTGCTGCGTTACCAAATTCACCAGGACCAGCAGAAGACCATGGTCCTCTCGAATTCATTGGTTGTGGTCCTATCTGACCACTATATTGATTCGATGTTGGTCTAGCTTTGTTTCCTCCACCAAAACCTAAAAGACTCTTACCAATATCAAATATACTTGATAGTGTACTTTTTCCACCTTCTCTACCCCATGAATAAGATTGACTACCAGTTGCTGGACCACCAGCTTCACCTCTTGCTTCTATCTCATCATTCTCTCTATCATCAGCATTTTGTATAGTTTGATTAAATAAATCTTGCTGAATTACATTTGATACTTTCTGTACTTCATTGTTCTTAGCAAAATGCCTTTGAATCTCTTCAACATTATTATTTGTTTCTAGTTGTATCTTAGCAACTTTCCCGTCGCTCTCTTTGAGACCACGTACCTTATCAGTGATTCCATTTACAGAATCTGCAATGAATTGAGTTAGTTTACTTAATGCTAACTTAGTATTGTCATCAACAGTATCACCATCAATCTCTAATTGCCTGGTTGTTTGAGGTTTCATCGTTTTATTGATGAGAGCATCAAATCTTTGCTTCTTATCTAATGCAGGATCATTTTCATCTGCAGGATTCTTTTGGAAGAATCCCATGGTCCTTCTTAGTTTGTCTCCACCGAAGTCGGAGATCATCTGAGAGACTGCAAGACTACCAGGAGTACTGTTGCTTTCTTTAAATGTTAATAGGTCTTGTAGTCTTGCCGAATCCTCATCATTGAGTTGACCGCCACGTTGTTCTTTCTTTTCTTCTAATGCAGCAATCTCATCATCAATTTCTTTTCTCTTCTGTGCAGCGGAGTCCATTGCACCACTAATCTTAGCGCCAATCTCACTAGCGGCGCTCCCATATTGAGGTGCTTGATAATTTACTGTATACGCTGCCATGCTCGACCTTTTTCGCTATTTTTTGGCGGGATAAATTTTTCGGAATTCAGGTAATCGAATATTCAATTTAGGTTCACCCATGTATTTATCATCGCATTTGCAATCTAGCATTATGTAACGCTTGGAATGATGGGTATTGTCTTCCTCGCGTGTCAAATGTTTTAACAGTCTCTCGTCCCTCAAATCCTTGAGATCTTGTAGTGTATCCTTGTGTGCCACCTATGCTAAATGGAATTACTTGAGCACCCCCTGATTTTTCTTTTATCACTGGCAGTGGCATCACTGTTGGCGGCGCTACAGATGATTGTGCTGAAAATGACCATGGCATTGGATTAATGGGACCAGGATTTGTATTATGTTGATGACCATTATTTGCAGCTGCAGGAGGAGGTGCTGCTGGTAATTGTTGTTGTTGTGTAGCATTTTGAGCAGGTGGTTGCTGTCGTATGCCTGAGTCAGTAATACCAAACTCTTTTTTCTTTTTCTCAATTCTTCCACCCATTTCACCCACAGTAATAGTTCCATCACCATTAGAATCTAGTGGTGCATTACCACGATATGCTTCTGAAGGTGAGCTGTATAGTACAGTACTATCATCCTTACTAGCATAAGCAGGAGCAAATACAGTAGCATATAATTGACCAGCACTAGCACCCTTTGGTAACTTCCAGTAGTCAAAATACTTCTCAACATACTTCATTTGTTGTGCTCTTGTCATTGACTTGAGTGCTGCTTGTGTTGTACCAACTGCTGCCGCACTATCAGCACTGAACTGGATCAATCCAACAAATCCTTTTCCATTGTCTGATTTTGGATCTAATCCAGACTCAGATGCCATCAGTCCAAGCAAGTCACCTTCTTTAATTTGATATTTTTGTGATAGTCTAGTGACTTCTTGTAAGAACTCAGGATCATTACCTACTCTGTCTGCTGCAGTACCAGATAGTGTCACTCCCATTGCTCCACCACCAGGTGTTGCTGCTTGTGCGGGACCACCAAACAAACTACCAAGCATGCTACCAATGCCTCCTAGAAGACCACCCAGATCAAAACCACCAACAGATCCAGTCGATGCTTTCTGTGCTTGATCAACACCCTTACCAACGTCAGAACGAATAGAGAAATTAGATACACCAAACATTCTTTCTAATGGTGCTACTTCTTGTTCATAAAAAGACTTGATAGTTTCAGTGCCAACACCTGAAGTTTCTAATACTTTTCTAGAGATACCTAAGATGAATGGAGCAGCAGCAAGAGCACTATTTTCTACAGTAGATGTTTTATCTGTGACCTTTCTTCCCATAACAGATTCAAGATCAAAGATACTCTCTGGTCCTGCTTCTCCTGCCATGACACCACCCGATGCCATTTTTTCAGTGCCAGAAATGAAATTATTATAACCATCTCCCATCTTTTGAAAGATATTTCTGTTGTCTCTACCTTGTAAGATCTGGACGGGGTTTTCTCCTGTACCATCCCAACCCGAAGAACGATATCTATCTTTATCCGATGATACTCCGATCTCTCCAAGAACATTATTGAGTCTATTTTTTCTTTCTTCTTGCATGTCAATGCCTCTTTGCTGAAGCATGCTTGAGTTACCTAACATTTCACCTGCTATAACAGGTAAACCAAGAGCAGGGATAGCACTCGCAGCACCAGTAGCAACGCCAAACATATTAGAGTACTGTTCTTCGCTGGTTAAAATTTCTCCTCTGTCTCTCTTTGCCTGAACCATTTTCTGGTACTCGGGATCATTCATATTGGCAAATCGAGTTCTGGTTGCATCAATGCCAGCAAGAGTTCCTAAACCAATCATTGCTCGACCGCCGAATCTACCAAGAGGACTCCTAGCTAGACCTCGTAAACCTCCTAGAGCACCATTAAATTTGCCACCAATTCTAGAACCAAGTCCAGAAAATCTAGAACCAAGTCTAGATGCATCACTAGCAGTGTCAGCAACTTTAGCAGCATTCTTTGCTTTGTTGCCACCAAACATGTTCCTCAAACCTTGTAAAGGTTTCTTATTCTTCATGAAGTTGTTGACTTGCTTCACTCCAGGAATCTTTTTAAGTTTTTGTTTAGTTAATCTTTTAATTGCTTGGAAAGTTCTCCTGGGATTTCTTATTCTCCTCCCAAGTTTTCTAAGCATTCTAAGTCTTCCCCTCCAGCGGTTTCCACCACCACCACCATCATCTTTCTTTCCTTTTTTTCCTCTACCCCATGAATATCCTGAAGTGCGAGTCATCCTTGACTGCGCTTCCATTCGTGATTCTTTTTGTGCAGCGTCTTCTTCCTCTCGCTGCTTAGCAATTACTTGTACTAATTTTTTCTGGAGATCATTATTATCTTCTTGTAGTTCATTATTCTCCTGAACATATTCACTGGTCTTTTTTGTAGTATTATTAGATATCTCAGAAATTTCTTCCAAGACTTCATACTTATTATTCAACCATCCATCAAAAGATTGTCCTAATCTCCCGAAAGCATCTGATACATTCTTACCTATGTTCTCACCACTACCTTCAGATTTTTCTGGAGATGCAGCACCAATAAAAGGTTTTACTCTCGCTGTAAACCTTTCGTCTTTACTTAATGCAGGGTCTTGATATGCTTGAGGACTCTTAGAGAATCTACCCTTAGTCCTAGCAATCTTATCGCCGCCAAAATTAAATGCTGCTGCCTTCTTGAGGTAGAAGAAGTTATCTTTCTCTGCTCCTCCTGCTTCTCTATCTGCACGTCTCGCTCTCGCTGCAGCAGTAAAAGTAGAACCAATTCTACTACTTAACCCAGCCGCAACAGAATTCTTACTTTAACTG